TCTATTGACTCCATTTTTTCTTTTAGTGATGCAATTAATGAATTAGTAAAACTAGATTGTGCAACTGATACTTGATCTAATTGAAATCTAAGACTTGCTGATTTAGCTTGTAAGTCTTTAATTTGATTTATTAGATATTTCTGTTTGTTATCTAAATCTTCTTCTTTGTATGAATTGCCATCCAAAGTAAATATATTTTCATCAGTCATTACCACGATACTCCACTTGCTATTGTTGGTGTTTTTGCTTCTGCTATTTGACTAGCAATGTTCGCTTCTATTTCTGCAACTTCATCAGAACCAAGTGCATCTTTAGCCCAACCAATAGCATCTGCTTCTGTTATATCTTTATATGCAACAAAAGAACTTGATCCTAATGTTACACCTACAGATCCGTAAGATGAGCCACTATTCCCATCACTGTCTGTTTCACTTGCTGTCCAATGTATAGTTGTTACCACATCGACTTTACCATCTTGTGTAATATCTCTATCCATTGAGTTTACTTTCCATGTTACTGCCATTTAATTTTCCTGTGATTCTACAAATATTTTGTAATTAGCTTTGACTGTATCTGTCCATGCTACATTTGCTATTGCTTGAACACTTGAATCTTCTCCAGAAATATCTGTTGTAGTGTGAATCCAAGTATCACCATTTTTTCCAGAGGTAAATGGGTTTAAAACATGACGATGTCTTGACCTTGATATTTCTGTACCATCTTCTTTAATAACTGTGTCTGTAGCAACTTGAATACTCCAAGTATTTACAACCTCAATCTTTGGTATTTCTGTTGATTTTGTTATTGCCATAATTAAATTCTCCTTATTATGCTGTGTGATATATTATTTGGCCTCGAATTTCTGCGTTACTATTTAAATCATTAGCTTGAACACCTTGTTCACCTATATTATCTCCAACAACTTTAAGCTCTACAGTTGCTGCTCCACTTGCTGTTTGATAGGCAAGAACACCAGTTGAATCTAAATTAATATTCATATATCCACCAAACATACCACCATGATATGTTTGTTCTAAAGTGCCACTATTAAAAGGTAATCCACTTACCACAACACCATTAGTTGTTGTTCCTCCGGGTGCCCCACTTAGTGCAAGTCTAAATGAACACATGATTAATCTACCAACTTTTGTATAAGTTCCACCTTGAACAGCATAAGCAAATGTTGCACTAGTTGATGCAAAAGCAGGAGTCCAAGTTCCTTCTTCATAATCCTCAAGTTTATTTGCTGAACCAGTACCACCTATAAATGCACCACCTGATAGGTAGATGTCTTTGAAAGGAACTGAAGAATAGCCAAGATCAATCGCACTTCCTCTATTTACAAAAGTACTAGCAGGGTTACAAGGAATAATGCTATCTGTACTTGGGCTAAAGTAAATACCTACATCTTCGTCACCTATTCCTAGTTCTCCATTAGTACCAATAATCCCTATACTAGAACTATCTTTTCTAAAATCAAGGATTGTGCCAGCACTAGAAAGGCGATTTAATATTAATGTTGTACCTCCGTTAACTACAAAATTTCCACCACCTGAATATTCTAAACCAACACCAACAGTTGAATGACTATTACTAGTTTTACCCACCGTTACATTGCCTGAACTATCTATCCGCATACGTTCGGTTGTTGTGCCTGAAGAATTTGATGTAAAAAGTCTCATAATTCCACCAAGAGCATCTCCAGTTCCTGCTATAGCTTGAGGTGAAATTTTAGCTAAAGTTTGATGTGATGTTGCAGAGTCACTCATTGTAAAATCTAAAGTAGCAGAAGTTGTAGCACTACCTACATTTGAACCTGAAAAATCTCTATGTACTACTAAAGCACTACCACCATCTGTGTTTGTAACAGCTAACCCATTACCACTTCCTCCAACTGCACCTATTCCAACTCGGTTATTCCCAGCATCAACAACAAGCATATTGGCATTAGTGTCTGATTCAACACGAAAGTCTATGTCTGCACCATCTTCATTTATTACTGTTGTGCTTGAGAACATTCCTATTCTACTAATTAAAGAGCCAGCAGTTCTTGTTTTGAGATATATAGAGCCATCTTCTGAACCATTAGAAACATCATCAAATTGCACAAACATTTGACCTACTTCTGTAGCTTCTCCTGCATCATTATCTCCTTGCCATATAATAGAACCTAGTAAATCACTATCAGCAGGACTACCACTATCTCTGTTTAACCTAAGAACTGGACCTACGTTAGCATCTGCATCTGTAGATTTGAGAACTAATTGGTCTGTGTTGTCAGCATTAGTTATTGTTACTCCTGCACTAGCAGAAAAACCACTTGTAAAGACAGATGCTTGTGGAAATGTTACTGCTCCACCATCTGCTATGGTCATAGCATTATCACCATCTGTAAAACCAATATTGGCAGTTTGCACTTCTCCACTAACAAGCAAGTCTCCACCAACTGAAGCATCATCTGTTACAGTCAAGTCATCTTCAACTTTTAGATCAACAACATTTAAAGAAGCAAAGGCATCTACAACTGCTGCACCACTTCCAGCACCATCAAGATATACTGCTTTTGTATCTCCAGGAGGTATAGTTACATTAGCTCCAGACCCTTGACTTATTATAATATTTTGTGATCCACTTGTACCATTTTCTATAAATTGCATACGCTTCATATCATTAGGTGCTATTGTAATTGTACAAGCACTATCTAATGTACCAGTGTATTTAAGATACATGGCTCTCGCACCATTATTTGATCCTGAACCATCACTAGCTCCATCTGCTACTGTACTTGTATGAGTATCAGCATTTGTCGTTATGGCTTCTGTGCCAAAACCAAGTGCTTCACCAATCAGTTCTAGGTTTGTGTTAGTGACTGTACCCCATGTACCACTAGCATCACCAGTAGCCATTTCGTTAAGTCTAAGGTTATTGACGTATGAACTAGCCATTTATTTAACTCCTAATCTATTCTTATTATTCCTGAAGTCCCTGCTGCTGGTAACACAATTTCAAATGTACCTCCTGCGACTGTGAAATCTCCACCAAATGCTAAAACTGCTATTGCTTTATCACCATTTGTATCATTGTATATTAAAGCACCATTTGCAGTAAAACTTGCAGAAGTCCATGTGGGATTAGCACAATCAAAGTGAGCAGTTGTTCCTGTTGTTGTAACTGCTTTACTAGTTAGTGTTTCACCACCTGCAGTATAACCAGTTCCACTTATTTCATTTGATGTTGAGTAAGCAGTCGTTCCAGCTCCTAAACTAGCTGAACTTGTGTACAGTGCTATTTTCAGTGTGTCTTCTATTAAGTCGTGTCCTTCATCTAATAATTCAACTTTAAAAGATGTACACATTGCTTGTGATATTGACATTTATTTTCTCCTTATATTCCTGCGTTATACTCTGCTGTGTAATTTCTTCCCATCTCCTGCTGAAACAATGCTATAGCTTCATCAAACTGAGCTTTGTACAAGTTTAGCGTTTCTGCAGCCTTAAGAAAAGCAGAAGTTTCATAAAGTGATGCAGCAAGCAAAACATTCTCTGCATTATCACCGATCCAAGAGTTTGCATTTGACGAAGATAAACCTGTTTCTGGAGCAGCAAAATCAACCTGAAATGCTAAAGTAGCACTTGGTGTAGGACCTAATGTAACCACAATACCACTAGTTCCTGCACTTTTAGTTGAGTACATAGTTGGCTGTCCTGTTGTCGAGGAGTTAGGATGCATATCTCTTAAATAACTGTCAACTCTATGATCTAAAAAAGATACATTACTACTACTATCAGTTATAGAAACTTGTCTAATCATCCTTGCATTTGCAACTGTATAATCGTCTGTACCTACAACTAAAGTGCCTGTTGTTATCTGTCTAAAGCAAGGCAAACTTGGCAATCTTTGAAATATCATTGATTCTGCTTGTGCTATTATATCATTAATAGAATTAGATAGCTCTGTGCTATCATCTTCCATAAAGTTTTGTATCTGTGAAACTAAGCTAGTATAATTCATTTATTGACCCCATGTACTTTCGCCCCAGTCACCACCACCAAATCCTAATTCGCCTATACTAACACTAACAGAGCCAATTGCACCAGTTCCAGCCAATCCACTTTCTGTGAGAGATGCTTTAGGTATTTCAGTGCCAATAGCTCCAGTTCCAGCAAGCCCAGTTTCAAGTAGTGCAATTCTTACAGAAGCACCATCTGTAACTCCAATACCACCTAAAGTAGCAGTACCACTCACACCAGTTGCATTAAACTTATTTGTTATCACTGAAGAACCTAAGTTTGCAGTTCCAGCAACTCCAGTTTCTGGTACTTGTGCTGAAAAACTAATAGTTCCAAGTGCTCCAGTGCCACTAACTCCAGTGACATCTTGAGAATGATCTACTCTAATTGTAAATGTGCCTATAGCACCTAAACCTTTAATACCAATACCTTTTTGTGCATTTTCAATTTTACTTGCAAAAATATCTGTATTAAATCCAACTACAAAACTTACATTCTCTGGATCATTGTCTGGTCTTGGTTGGAATAATGCAGTTGCATCAATAACATTTTTGGCTGGCGTTAGTTGTGGATGTTTAGGGTCAAACTCACTTGGCTCAACTCTAAGATTATCCCAAGTGGTTTTAAGATCAGTATAGTCTACCTTAAAGCCACTTATGTCGCTTATTGCTTTTGATTTTTTACCACTTGCTAACTTTGCCATTAGACTATATTCAATGCTGTTGGTTGTACTCGTAGACTTACACCATCATTATCGCTTTGTGCCGCAAAACTAAATGATCTTTCATACATTTCATTTAATAATTGAAACTTCTCTGGTGCATAT